GCGGCCGATGCGCTGCAGACCTTTCGGATCGCCGTGTGGGTGGTCACGGCCTTGCAGCAGGCCCAGTTGTGGGAGGTGTTTCTTCGCGAGTGGCACGAACGGGATGCGTGGGTCCTTCGGCCGGCGCATGACCTGGGCGTGCCCATCGATCGCCCGGCGCTCGAAGGCTTTCATACGCACCTTCAGCAGATCCAAACTGAGTTGTTGGCGCAAATCGCCCACACGACCGCGGCCGGGGTCTTACGTCCCCCTCGGGGGTATACCAAGAAGCCCAAGACCCTGAGTCCACCCGCCAGCATGCTCGGACGCGCGACTAGTCACACCAAGCAGCGGTATCTGCAAGAAGGAGCCACGCTGGTCGAACGACAGGAAACTCGGGACGTTCGATGGTGCCTGACCTGTCAGCGATCGGGAGTCACGGCCACCCACCGGTGTCGGAAGGGCGATAATCCGACCGGCGCCCCGCCCGTTCTCGTCCAGCGTCCCACGGAGATCACGATCTACTATTGGCAACTGCCCTACAATCCGGATGCACGGACGCAGTTATTGACCTACTTGGATACCCAGCAGATGGAGGCGCCCGTGGATCGCAAGACCGGGCGGGCCACGACCTCGGCGAAGGCCCTCAAGGCGCTGCGGAAGCGCCATGCGGAGGACCCCCTCCTCGCCCTGCAGCTCGAGTGGCGTGCGGTGGGGAAGGTGGATAGTACCTATGTCCTTGGTACGCTCGCGCTGCTTGATCACGAGGATCGGATCCACCCCGAGATCCTGCCGAAGCCGTCCACCTTGCGCGACTCGGCGCAGCATCCGAACATTCAGAACGTCGTCGCGGGGCGGGGGGAGGAGATCCAAAAGATGACCCTCGCGGCGGGATTCCGCCGGTGCATCATGGCGCGGGATGGCCTTCCGTCCGGGGCGGATCTCGATCGGTGGACGCGCCGATGGGGCCACGACGCGCCCTGACCACGGCGGACGTGTCGTGTCGCCTCTTGGAGGTGGACTACACCGGGGCGGAATCGCTCGTCTTAGGATGGTTTCTTCGTTCCCCTTCGTATATGCGCCTCAGTCGCCTCGGCCTGTATGCGGCCGTGATTGGGCAGATGCTCGGCGAGCCTGTGGATCTCAGCGGATCGGATGTCGAGGTCCAAGCCGCCCTCCGCGCTCTGAAGGAGGCTCATCGCCCGCAATATGAACTGGCGAAGCGGGTGGTGTTGGGGAGTGGGTACGGCTTGACGCCGCACGGGATGGTAGAGCAGTTTCCGGAGTCGTTTCCCACCCTCGCTCTCGCTCAACAGGTGCAGGCGTACTACTATCAACTCGCCCCCGAGGTGCCGGCCTGGCAATTGCGCGTCCAGCAACGGGCGAAGACGATGGGCTACCTCGGAGGACGTCCCGCCCCGAGTCATCCCCCGACCGAGTGGGATCACCCCTATGGTTATCAGCACTGGTTCTGGGACGTGTTGAGCTATCGACCGATCGATGACTACACCGCTCGGCAGTGGCAGCGGACCGAGCAGGGGCGGGCACGGATCGTGTCGCTTCATGGCCGGCCGTTTCAGGTCGTCCCCGGCGGCGATGCGAAACGGGTGATCGCCTATTACCCCCAATCGACCATCAGTGGCCGTCTCAAAGAAGCGGAGCTCGATCTCTTCCTCCCCGACAGTCCGACGTACATCGGCGATTGCTACTTCGGACGGACTCCTCTCCTGGCGCCCATCCATGACGCGCTCCTCTTACACATCCCCACCCGGTGTTTTGATCGAGTCGCCGAGATCGTGTGTCAGGTGATGGGACGGCCCAGTCCCGCGCTCCCCTGCGATCCCGCCTGGCAGATGGGGTCGCATCTAGCCATCGGGGTCGAGGCGAAGACCGGCCGTCATTGGGGGGCTATGGAGGCGCTGACGATGGGGGAGAGGGAAGGGTCGTCGATCGTGCTGCGGCCACCCGAGGAGTCACGGGAGGAGTGGGATGCGCTCGCACGGGCGCTGGCGCGTCCGACGCCAGGGGACGACCTTACGGGTGGGTCAACCACCCGATCACCCAGCCCAACACGCTGATACTCCCCAGGATCAGGGCGATGAGGAGATCACCTGCCCCGTCGCGGCGCGTCCGCATCGGCCGGCCGCGCCTATTTCCCGAAGAACCGGCCCATCCGCTCGCGAATCAATTCGGCGCCGACCCCGAGGCCCGTCGTTCCCCCATCTCCCCGCTGGACAATGCACACGACCTCCCCGGCGAGATTCACGACGGGTCCCCCGCTCTGCCCATTCACGAAGGGGGCATCCGTGGAGATGTAGGGTCCCCCAATGCCACTATCCGGAATCGTCAACGCATCATCTTGCACATGGGCCAGCCGGAAGAACGGTCGTTCGAGGGCATAGCCAAAGCCGGCACTCATCACTTCTTGTCCCCGCTCAGGATTCTTCGCAGCCAGACGGAGGGCCGGGCGAGCGGGGTTGAGATGCGGGGCCTCCACCACCAAGAGATCTTTCTTCGTATCTCGACTGACGATCGTCGCCGGCACGCGGTCCACCCAAAGTCGAGCCGGCTCGGTAGGCGCGCAATGGGCGGCCGTCATGATGTAATGACGTGTTTGATCGATCACAAATCCCGTACACGCGCCGTGATCGCCAACCTCCACCCACACGAGGGATAACTCGACGGTTCGAATCACCTCCGCCCAATCGGAGGCGCCGAGCGGGCGGCCGGCAAGGAGTACACTTACACTCACGAGGAGCACGGCAAGGCGGCGAAGCATGGGATTACCTCCCGAGCACATAGAGGGGTTGATGCGTGAAGGCGCGGAGCCGCTGGCCATCCCCAATGCCCGCGCCGATGCGATACGCGCCGGGGGCGTGAATACGCCAATACACCGTCCGCTGAAAGGGCCTCTGCGTGGGGTCGAGGGGGAGATCGGATTGACTATAGGCCCCATCCCCATCCAACACGACGGTGATGCGTCGATCGGTGGCGAGGGGCTGATAGCGAATCTCCAGGCGCAGCCGGGCCGGCGCCGTGGTAATCGGACCCGGCGTCACGCGGAGGGTAATCGCGGGACGGGCCTGGAGGGGCAGGCTCCCGAGCGTGAGACCGAGGACGATCCCACACAGGACCATCCGACGGGGATGCATGTCCTACGATAACAAATTGGCAGGGGTTTTGCTAGAACCGTGAAGGATGTCGGCTCGAACCGCCCCACGCCCTCGGCGGACGCCGCGATTCCCAGCGGCCAAGCGGTATGCGTTGTTGTCCGCCTCCGTCGAGCGCGGGGTGCAGTACGCCTCCTATCGAGCCTGGAAGCATCAGAGCGCCCCGCCGACGGACACCGAACGCGCGCGCATCGTCGAGGTCTTTCATCAGGCGGTGATGGATTGCCTCTGCGAAGACTTTGAGGTGTGAGACCGTCGTTTCCGGAGTGAGCTGAGTTCGTACAATCGCGCGATCGCGTCCCGCGTGGTCGCCACATGCTGCACCGCCGGGTGATGATGAAACAGCAGCGTCTCACACCCCGGAGGCGGCGCCCCCACGACCAGCACGGGAATACCCCGTCCGAGGGCAAAGCCCATCTCCACCGCTTTCCCTTCGCTAGGGTGGTGGTAATAGAGCACCAACGCCTCGGCCTGGGCTACGCCGTCTAAATCCTGAGCGGCCTGGCGGCGCAGGATAACCGGATCGGTCGCGCCGGGCTGCTCCCACCAGCGATAGGTAATCTGATGGCCGACGCGTTCAAAACGAGGCACCTGTCGGCGGATGACGTCTTGTCGATCCCAGGACGCGGCCAGATAGAGGGTCATCGGCGCCAACCCGTCGTCGAGTTGAGGGGGGACCACGAAACATCGGGCGCGGGCGGCCTCTCTCCGTCTCCAGGGAACGTGCGAGGGGAGCACCGCCGTTGCTGCCAGAGCAGCCCAAGAAAGTCCAGGTAGTTGTGCAGATCCCGAATGGTGTCCAAGACCGACTCCTCGGTGATGGCCGCCTCGCGCCCTGGTTGCGTGAGACTGACCAGGCGCATGATCTTGTCACTGATCCGCACGAGGAGGCCCGTCTCCGCGGCCGGGACGATCCCGAGGAGTTCACAGACGCGGATGTTGAAGAGGGTATCCCCAGCTTGCTGCTGATCGCGGTTGTAGTCCGCCCCCTTCCGAGCCAGCAGCGCCACCGAGGTGTCATACATCTGTTGACGAAAGTGTGTCACGTCCGCTACCGAGAGCATCGTCGTCCTCCTTTGTCTGTCTGCCCCGATGGCGGACGCCGATCCAGCCCCAACGCCTGACACGCGAGCGTCCAATTGCTATGGGGCATCATGATCCGCCACCAACATACTGATGCCGGTCGCCTGATAGTGGGCGAGATACGCATCCGGTTCCCACACGTCGCCGTCATCAAAAATCAATCCCCAGCGGACGAAGACAATATGCTGAGGAGCGACGCGATTGGCGCGACAGGAGACCACCAATAACCCCATCATGTGTTCCAGGTCGTATCGACGATGACGGCGGAGCGGCATCCCGAGTTGCTTCGCAATCGCGATGATATCTTTGACGTACAAGCCTCGCCGATGGGGGAAGCGCCGCAAAGCGGTCGCCACCGTGAGGACCTCTTCATAGGTTTGATGGGTCAACATCGCGAGAGCGACCACGGCACAATCCCCCACGCCGCGCTGGGCGATCATTCGGGTGAAGGGCAGGATGTGCATGCGGTCTCCTCGAAGGGGAGCAGTCGATACGCGCTGACCGGGCGCGGTGCGCCGTTCACGGTGGTCACGATCTTGGTGACCCGATGCGCCTTCCCCGCGATGACAAGCTTCTTGACCAAGCGATAGACCGTCCGCTCGCCCATCTGCAAGAGTTCAGCGAGTTCGAGGACGGTGAGCGCGCCTTGGAGCTCATGCGGCGACTGATGCTCGAATCCACGATCGGGAATCTGCTGTATGGCCGTCAACCACGCTTCCCGCGAGACGTGCATCCCTACTCCTCGATGCTGCGATCGACCGAATAGATCTTGCGTCGATAATAGTGTTCCACGTCTCCTTGACGGATGAGGACGCCCCCGAACTGCGGCTCCGCGAGCCGGGCGCCGGCAACTTTCCAGGCGAAGGGGGTTTTCCCCTGCCATCCAGGGGTGACAATGGCCGCTGCGTATCCCTTGGCGCTATCGATATCCACGGCGATACTGCGATGACGATGGGAGCGCACGATGTAGTCAGGGGGCTCTCGGTGCCAACGGGCCGCTTCGACATATTCGGCGGTCAACTCGGCATTGACGGCACTGGCCTCATGGCTGGCACTGCTGGTGGTCCCAATATGATGCAAGAGGTGGACCAAGATACCCTGAGGGCCGCCCACCCGCTTCCACAAGTCATACCGCGCGTGCTGCCCCTGCGCATTGGGCTTTGCGTCCAGGCGTGCCGCCAGCATCTCTTCATACACACTACTCTGTCCCACATGCGCCCCGGTCCCGCGGATGTGATAATACTGACCCCCCTGTTGCCGACAGGCCGTGATGATGGGACGGAGGACGTGTTCGGCGATGGTGAGCTGATCGTGGATGTTGTGGCTAATCTGCGTCGTGGTGTTGTGGTGTACTCCATCGATGACATCGCCGTTGTGAACGATATCATACGGTTCGCCGCGGGTGACTTCGGGGACCCACTGTGTCCAAAAATTCATCCACAGTGCCCACATTTCCCGCTGTAACTCACTGGGGTGATATACCCCACCATCATCCAAGGGGATTGTGATCCCGTCGGGATACAGTCCGAGCCGGCATCCACAATGCGTATCGGAGATGATGAGGAGGTTCTTGACAGGGGGGGTTGTCCCCATAGGCCTCCTACCTTACCAGAGTTGCCGTGACCGAACCGGACGGCGCTGGAGGCGTTCCCACTGCGCCAAGGCCATCTCGTCGGCCGGATCGAGAAACACCCAGAATCCAAAGGCCTGATACTCGACGGCCTCGGTGAGGGGGACAATCTGACCGGGACCGATGAGCCCTAGGGGCTCTTCGTAGATCCCGACCAGCGTATGGAGTACTGGTTTGGGGTCCATGCTGTAGTCTAGCACGGACACCCGGTCGCCTAGCGTCGATCGAGCGGCCGACGCCGGTGCGCCCGCCATGCAAGGCCGCCTCCCACTTGCACACCGCGATATAACACCTGTTGTGTCATCCAGCCAATGCCCAAGACCTGCATCCCCGCAAGCAAAATGCGATCCGCTTCGGCTTTGGTCACCCGACGTGAGGGTCCATCGACGCGGCGCACGTAGGGCCATGCATAGAGGGCATCATGCACGACGGCCGCCTTCCCATACGCACCCGTCGGCGGCCAGAGGGACCACAAGACCCGCGGAATACTGGCGAAGTCCGTCAGAAATCCCGCCGGGACGTACACGTACTCGATCCCGGTCGGACTCCCGAGCCGAAACACGAAGGGATCAAGGATTTCCCACCGACGCGCGTCGTGCTGCCGCACATCCAGGGGGGTCAGGAAGTTATTGCGGGGCGGGTTTGGGGTCGTATTCGATATGCAGATGTTCCTGCTCCTGACCTGGCCGTTCGAGAAGAACATCGAAGTGACGACCGAGACGGGCTTTGACGCCATCCCGCAGGGCCCGTTTTTGTGTCTCCTGCAGGTGCTTGGTCCGGAAATCGAGCGCGGCGTGGCTGTAGTGTTTTGAGGACGGTTTGTGCTGGGAGTCGTTGCCCGAGGTAATCACCATGTCCGGGAGCCCCAACTCCTGCGCGACATTGATCGTCGCCGCCGCAATCAGCAGTGACCAGGGACGGACCGTGGCCAGGACCTTGAGGCGCGTCATGGGCGAACGGAGGGAAGCCAGAGATGTTGCAAGAATTGTGCCAACGCCCCTATTAGGGCCACGAGTGCCCCCACGAGGCCCACCGCCTTCCGCGTATAGACCTTCGCGTCCTGGTGCTGACTCTCGAGGCGATCCTCATGCACCGCGACGAGCTGTTCGACGTGGCGTGTCCGCCCGTTGAGCGTATCGAGCCGCTCGTGGACGCCTTTGATGCCATCATGCAACAGCCCGATGTGGGAGAGAAATTCTTCCCGAGACAGGTCGGCCATGCTAGCGCCCTCGCCAATTTCGTACACCGGTGCGGGCCTCGATCTCTCCGAGCGTCTTTTCGAGCCCGCTCAACTGCCGGATCCGGAGATTCAACGCTTCCCCGGCCGTCGTCCCGCGCAGCTCAGGATGCTCCAACGCATATTTCGTCAGCGCGGGGCGGGAAGCCCAAAACGGAGCCGCCTCCGGGATCTCCGAGAGGGGATGCGGCAAGGCCCCCGGGGGCAAGCTCGATGGCAGCGGCGGCCGGCCGGGCGGTACCGCCTCGGGGGTGAGCAGGATCGGCTCAGGAGCCGGGATCGGATTCCCGAACGCATCTCGAATCGGGGCCGTGCCGACCTCCGTCGGTGGTGCGTCAATCAACTGTCGGAGCGAGGCGGGCATGTCCTCGCGGGGCGGGCGCACCAGAGGAGACGGAACCGCCGCGCGTCCTGGAAGCGGAGCGAGGCCCTGAGCCTCCCGCATCTGATTCGTGACCCACAGCCGATCCGCCTCCGATAAGACGGGAGGCGGGGTGCTCCGACCCGTGCGAAGGGTCCCCAAGGTGGCCTCTCGGAGTTCCTCCATCGCTCGGGCTTGAGGCGATCCCGGCGTCAGGAGGGCGCGTGCCTCGGGGAGCATCGCCGGCCGGGGTCGATCGCCAATCTCGTACAGAGTATGGAGGGAGGGTGGCTCCGGGGGTTGGACACTTCCCCCCATCCGCACCGGAGGACCCGGCTGGGAAACCCGAATCCCGGCGGCCTGCCGCAGCCGGGCGGCGCGACGACCCGCTTCTTCCTCCACCTCGCGGAGCGGAGTCCCGGGGGTGAGACCCTCTCGAACCCGCCGGAAGGTCGTTCCCACGGGCTGAGCTGCCGTCTCACTGAACCGTTCCAAGGTGCGCAGCACTGGTTCGGACGTCGCGACGTCCGCCGCCACCCCACGTGGACTCAGACCCCGCGCGGCCAGCAGCCACGACGGGATTCGCGACGTAATCCCGCGTTTGACGGCGCGAATGCCTTGAGCGACCGGTTTGCCGGCGCCCGGAATGCCGGCCGTCAGCGCCGCCGTCCCGGTTTCCAGGGCCGCTTCCCCGGGGGTCGGCGCATCCACCGTCCCCGCGAGCAGCTTGCCGCCCGAGACGGCCCCCTGTGCCGCGCCGGCGAGGGCCATCTGGGCCGGAATGGACAATCCGCTCGTGGCCAGCCCCGCGAGGGCGCCCACTTTGAGGGGCAGCGTCGGATCCTCGACCACACCCTGCCCAAATCCCTTGATCCGCGCCAGCCACGGACTTCGATTCAACCAATCGGTCGCCTTCGTGGGCGCCGGTCGCGGGGTGGCCGGACGGGTGGTAATGTGGGGATTCGTATCGAGAAACGAGGCGCGTGTGGTGGGCATGGAGGACTACTCCAGGGGAAGGCCCATCTCCGCGGCCAACCGGCGGAGACGATCCTCGGTGACGGGAGCGCCTTGGAATCCTCGTCCCTCCTCAATATTTCGAATCAGATCTTCGAGATTCGTTTGGAGCGAACGGAAGCGCTGCTCCCAGAGGCCGGGTTTGTTGGTGGTCAACGGAACTTGTCGCATGATGCGCACCGCTTCGGGTTCGGACATTTGCGCGCCGGTGATCGCTTTGATGACACTATTGACCAACGTGGCGGTCTGCGCGTCGAACGCATCGAAGGCGGGATCGGAGGGAACCAGTGGGATCTGTTGCTGAAGGGTTTTCATCCGTCCCGCGACGGGTCCCACAAGTCGCGGATGATACAATTCGCCGCCCAGCCGCTTCATCAGATCCAACGCCGTCCGCGCTCCCGCGATGCGCTCTTGCAGCCCTGCCGGGAGTGCCGAGCCCCCTGCGCCCGGTGCGCTCATCTTCGCGAGGGTGGCCATTTTCGCTTGCTCGGTCTCGCCCTGCGTACGAATGCGGGCCACATCCCGGGCGGCTTCGCCCCGAATCTGCTCGGGGACGGTGGTTCTCGCGAGCGCGGCCCGTTCCTGCTCCCGTCGGACGGCCGTGATCTCGGGACGCTGAAAGAGCGCGGCGGCGTCCAGGGCGGCACGGGTCTGAGCCGTTCGGGCCTGCTCGGCGGCGCCGGTATAGGGATCGGCTTCTAGCTCCTCCGAGACCTGTACGAGTGCTTCACGAGCACGGAGATCGGACGGGTCGGCGATGATCCGACGTTGCAACTCGGATTGACGCTGACGGCGCAATCCCGCCAACCGAACCGGATCGAACTCCCCCAGCGGTCGATTGCGGAGGATGGTCAGGGCTTCGGCGGGCGTCAATGGGGATTGAGGCATGGTATTAACTCCTGGTCCTCACCACCCACGGCCGCATCGCGCGGACGGTCGGTGGCGCCTCCTCGCGGCGTGCGTCGTCGAAGAGCGCGGCGAGACTGGGATCCATTGGGTCCTCGACGCGTTCCGTAGGGCGTCGGAAGAACGGTCCACGTCCCATCGAGGATGGCCGAGGGGGCTTCTGTTCTCCAACGCCCCCCGTCCCCGCGCCAAACCGCCCAAACGGACCCTCTTGGGTATTGAAGGTGGACGTGGGATCATCCGAAATCCCGCGCGGCGGGGGTGGGAGATCCTGCACCTGCCCCAGCCGTGTGGAGAGCGGGCCGTGTTCCACCTCCGCGATGAGCTGCTTGTCGCGCAACCCTTGGGTGTACGCCTCCTGCGATCCATACCCCGATTCGGGGAAGCCCGCGCTGCCAAACGCGCCGGTGATCAGAGGGACCGCAAATTGCGAGTGGGCCGCGCGACTCTGTTGCAACGCCCGGAGGGAGCGCTCGTACTTCTCCTGGGCCTTCGCCTCCCGCGTCTTGGCCTGTCGATACGCCTCCTCCCGCGTGGTCACCGGAGACAGCGTCGGGCGTGCCGGGGTGGGTAGGGGGAGCGGTCGTCGCTGGACGCCAATCTGATGAGGCATCGCTAATACACCTTCGGGCGCAAAAGTTGTGCCAAGCTGGGCGCGGTGCGCTGGCCGATCTGGTCTCGCCCCGCGGGGATCAGCACGGGATTCCCCTCCCCGATATCGCCAAGCATGGGGAGGCCCCCCTCATGCTGGGTCGTGGAGGATGAGATCGCCGGCGGGGCGGCCCGTTGAGCCGCCTGCGCCGCCGCGAGCGGACTCTGGGTTCCCCCAATCGTCGCCCCACCAGGAGACACGCCGGAGGCGAACCGACCCGCCACCTGTTGCCCGGCGGTGGCGGATGGGGTGGGGGTCGGGGCGGGAGCGGGGGCCGATTGAGTTCGATACACCGGACTCTCATCCCTCGCGGGCGGTGGGACGGAAAACACCGGGGGTGGGATCACCGGAGGAGGTGGCGCGACCGGTGCGGCCGGCTGAGCCGGGGCCGACTGCCTCGCTGGAGCCGACGGCTGAGAGGGAATGGACGGCTGCTGCAACGCTTGCATCGACGGCGGTGGGGCGGTGCTCCGCGACTCAGGGAGTGGATGTAGCTGCTGCTGCTTCCGCAGCAAATCTAGCGCCGTCTCCACTCGATGCCCAACACCCTTCGCCATCAGTACACCGGTCCCTGTCCGTAGAGTGACAAGAGTGATTGCATCTGCTGTTGCTGAGCGCCGATATCCTGCGCACGCTGGGTAAGTCCACCCTGATAGAGGAGATCAGCCAATTCGGCTGCACGCGCGGCATCCGCAATCGCTTGCTCCCGACTCACCTCGCCGAGCATGCCGGCCGCGCCGCCGAGCGCCTCACCCATCCTAGCCGCTTCCCACGTCGAGCCGGCCCCGAGTCCACGGCTCGCCGCCTCACTGCGGAGAGCGTCCAAGCTCGACCGCGCGAGCTGTCCGGCCTGATCCTTGGCCCGGGCAAAGGCCGCCGCGCGGGCCGCCTCGGCTCCCGACGTATCGTAGCTCACCCGTGGGGGGAGCCCACTGGGGGTATTCACATCACCGCCTCGGCTCAAGAGACTCTGGATCGACTGCATGCGACGGGCTTCGGCCGCTTTGTTGGCCTCCTCACGCGCTTTGAGCTGAGCCACGAAATCCTGCTGCGCACGGGCCTCGGCCTCGATCTGCGCCATACGCTGACGGGTCTCGGCGGCGAGGGCCTCCTCCTGCGTACGGGCCCGTTCCTGTTCCCGGGCATACTGCGCCCGCTGCTCCGCGTCGATTTGAGCCGCACGGTTGCGTTGCTCGGCGGCAATGAGTTCTGCCTCGCGGGCCTTCCGTTCTCGCTCCGGGTCGAGCCCGTATTGGGTCTCGAAGGTCGTCTGCCCGCCGGGGGAGACCGTGCGGGACCCGCCCACCGCGATGAGACCCGCTTGCGTGCCTGGCGTAATGGCCGAGGTTGCCTGATTCGGCGTCCCCAAGCCGCCCGTGGCGCGCAACTGCGTGAAGGATGGGATGAGTGGCTTCTGAATCACTCCAACCGGCATGATGGACTCCTACGACTCCACGCCCCAGTATACTCGGAGCCCTAGTTCGCTTCCAAATACAACCGACTCACAAAAAACGACTTCGTGGCGGCGGATCGCGTTTCCACGCTGAGCCACGGGACCAGGTTCGTGCCCGAGGAGATGGTCGTGGTGATCTCCTGGGGGGTCCCCTCATTGACCGAGAAACTGATGGAACTCAGGGAATTGACGGTGATATCCAGAATATAGGTCGTACTGGTCGCAATCGTGGCCACCGTCGAGGTCACCGATTGCGCGATCCCATTGGAGGACACTCCCACCCACCCTCCATCGCCCGCCACGGTCGAATAGCGAAACATCGCGCAATGATTGGCGCTCATGTCGTCGAGGCCCGCAGGGGTCGCATTCGTCCATCCACACCAGAGACGCAGCGCATCGAGACTGGCCCCGGTGTGCATATAGATGCGATACCGGGGAAGGTGATTGATGCGACACCAGTTGTTCCAGGTGAGCGAGGCGGTATTCCCGATGGCCGCCGTGGTCCGCAGCTCGGTCCACCAGCTCGTGTTGTCCGCCGTGGTGTTGTTGAAGCCCGTTACACTGAGCCCATCCAAGCCCCAATCATAGAGTCCCGAGGTGATCGTACTGCCATGCGCGGTAAATCCGGCTACCCGCCGATCCCACGCCGCCCAGGCGGTGATCGGGGCGGAGGTCGCACCTGTTCCCCCATGCACCTCCGGGAGAATCCCCGTGACATCGGTGGTGAGATCAATCGCATAGGCATTCAATGACTCCACGATGTCCGTCAACTTGCTACGGATCGTATCAAACTCCGTGTTCAAGTGCTCCGGAGTCCGATCGTCGAGTGTCTGAAAGTCTTCTTGTCGCCCCCGCGCGGTGAGATTGATCTGCATCAGCGGCGCCCCAACTCGAAGTAGGGGAGTTCATACCCATAAATCACGATCCCCTGCGAGGCGGAGGTCGATCCCGAAAAGCCGATCTGCACCATCCGCCCGCGTCCCAACCGTGAGAGTTTTTCCCGCCCACGAGTGAGATTGAGCGCGAAGGTCTGCGTGGTGGAGGCGTCGAGTCCACCCACCTTCGCGGTGACGTTCACGGCGCCGGCGGCGGCTTGAATCGAGGAGAGAACGGAGGGTTGCAGCCAGACCTTCTCGATGTCTGGGGCGTTGCCGTCATGGAATTTGCTGTGCGCCTCCAGGGCGAGGACCGTCCCCTGATCGGTGGTCGCCGTCGAGTCCTGGTAATACACATGCCCGGCGGTGCTGCCCATAATCGGCAGATTCAACCCGTTGCTATCCCGAGAGAGGGCCATAAAGGAGGGCGTGAACGCATCGGTCTTGTGCGGACCATACCAGGCTTGGTTCCGAATGTCGTAGGCGACCCACCGCGTTAAATCCGTGGATCCGGCGGGCGCGAGGAGTACTTCATACCAGTGATACCGCGCATTGTAACGACCGATGGCCGTGTCGAAGGCCCCGCGATTGAAATAGGTATCGGTCGAGAACCAGCCCCGCACGCGGGCATCGGATATGGATTGGACGCCGCCCGGCCCCCAGGTGTACACACCATCTTCTCCCAAAAAGTAGGCAATGTCATCAATAATGACGACACTTCGAGGGGCCCAACAGCCTTTATCACTCTTCACTTTGATGAGATCAAAGGTATTCGTACCGGCCTTGACCAACTTCCACAATACATGCCGCTTGGCAATGCCGAGTTCATCACGACGAGTCAAGAGGCCGGTAATGCCAATCTCATCGGCCCCCACCGGCGGCACGTTGAGGCTATTGGGCCACCCATACGCAATGTTCTCATTGGTAAACACCAAGACGTCGGGATCGATGTCTCCCACGCCCCACAAGCGATCCTTCCACTCGACGATATTGGTCATAAACGTCCCCAGCGCCATCCCCGGCGCCGCGCCGAGATGCGTGGGGGCGGCCACCAAGCCAATAGCGGCATCGGAGAGATCGTCCTTGATCGAGGTCTGGGTATTCCCGTCCACATCGAGCCAGTGGAAATAGGTGGATCCCCCGGTGGTGGTTCGATAGAGACGCCGATGGGTGACCGCGCTGTCGGGTGATGTTTGGAGATCCGCTTGAATGAGTTTATTGGTGACGGTCAACGAGGCACTGATGGGACTGAACGGACTTTCGGCGATCAACTTCCCGGAGACCGGATCTTTGATGATGAAGGTGTACCGGGCGCGAACGGTGCCGCTGTAGGTCCCCGCGCCGCCATCGGCGAGCAGGGGGGCCGTGGTGGGGGGTTGAGGGATGAGTGGATAAACATTGAAATTCGGATCGATCAGCAGACTTCGGGTCGGTCCGTTGACGAGCGCGATATTCCGCTGCACGATGGCCAAGTAACTCGGCCGGGTGGCGCTGATCGTGATCCCGGTGGGCAACGTTAACGCGGTCGCCACCCCGGCGGGGGTGATTTTGTAGAGGGTACCGCCGGCCACGACGAGGCTATAGGCCATGCGTGTTAAAAGCGGATCGAGGCGATGGGTCCGCGCATGAGCTGATTGGAACTATCCACGATACTCCAGGTCCCTCCCGAGGTGCGTCTGAGCAACTGGGTCTCATTCGTGGTCTGCATGACCGGCCAATAGAGATGGCCGGTGGCCCGATCGAGGAAGGGGTACCCCGATTGCGTGTAGGAGACCCCCACGTTGGTTTTGACGTCGTATTCCGTCCCCCAGGTCGTCCCATCCGTGGAGGAGACGATACGATTCTCGGGCGACGCGCCCCCGGACACACTGTACCACCAGGCGAAGATGGTACTCTCGGCCAGATCGACTGCCAGCGGACCGAGGATATTTCCCGTGCCGGTGCCATCACCCGTCAACACGGTCGTCCACGCCCCAGTGCTCGCGGCGCGCTTCTCAATGATCGCACTGTTCCCCGCGCCCGCCCACGCCGCCGATTGACCGCAATAGAGATCGCCCTTAAACACGACGAGACTTTCCGCGGAACGGCCCGCCACGATGAGCCGCTCGGTGGCCCATCCCCCATCGTCGGGACGGACGGACCGAATGGTACTCTGCGACAAATTGGTCACCGCACAGGCCGCCCAAATCCGGCCTTGCGCCACCACCACGCTCTGGGCGTAGCCTGTCAAGTCGGTCCCGGCGCCGAGTTGCGTGAACTTCCCGGTGGCCACGTCCATGAGCAACACCCGACAGCGTCCGGTGGCGTCATTACCGTCGCTGGTGGAGACGATCAACTGTGTGGATGAATACGGAACGATGGCCATAATCGCCGCTTCATCCGCCGCACCGACATTAAACGAGGGATGATGGGGAATCTCGGCGAGCTTGTAATCGGTCGTGCCGTCCCACACATGCAAGGTCGGCCAACTCGTCGTACTCGCATCATTGTAATCATTCCCCGGGTAATACATCCGCTCGTTCAGTGAGGCCCATCGGAGAGAACGCGCCCCGGGGTTGTTGGCCCCAAAATACCCGGCCCGACCGAGACTGGCCGGACGCACCAACGTGCCGGCCGTGATCGTGGTCCACGTCGTGCCATTCGTGGAGTGACGAAACGCATCCGTCCCCGTAGAGAGATCATCCATCGCGGCGTAGAAATGTGTGGTCAGGGCGGATTGATCGGGGAGTGGGACCCCGATGCCTCCCGTGACTTGTCCGGCTAACGCACTGCTCGTCAACCGGGTCATCCCATCGCGGGAGCGGAGGACGCCGTCCTGTCCGGCGGGGTCGGGTTGAAAATTCTGGGCTTGGACCAAATCCCCATCTTCCAGATGCACCGGTGACGTCGTGGTGTTGACGCCCCGACGGCCCATCGAGTAGATCGCCAAGTGGCCTTTGGGCATGCGTGGTTACCACCCAGCGTGATCGATGGTGTCAAAAACCCCGCGCACGACCCGAGGTTCCTGTTCCTGCCGGGGGGCACTGACGGCGAGGAGGGCTTGCTTCTCCGTCGCGTAGATGGCGAGCCAGTTGGGATCGGGCGATTGGTCGTCTCGCTCCTTGGCCTTGGCGTACGCGGTGGTCCATGCTTCGAGGGCGAAATCGGCCTCGCCGGGGATGGGGTTGTTACTGGAGGCCGTGAGCGTGCCGAGTGTGGGGATATAGACCAGACGGAGATTGAGCGCGCTCGAAATAAATGGGGCGACATAGATCGTCGGCGCCGCCACCGGGCTTCCCGCCCCGGCGATGGCGTAGTAGAGAATCCCCCCACCCGAGGGATCAATGGCCTCCCACGACCGGGCCGCCACAAATTCGGGCGATTGATAATCGGCCGGTTGAAAGAGGAGATACCGTCCCGTGCCGGTGGTGAGGCTCAAATCTCGGGGTTCGAGACTGAGGACGCGAAACAGGTCCGCCGGAACTCCCGTGAGTGTCGTGGCATTGGCCGCCAAGGAGACGTTCGTGGCATCGACCGTCATGAAGTGTTCCTGGTGGAGATCCACCGTGGCCCGCCACAAATCCCTGCAGCCGTGCAGGATCAGATCTAACAACTCGGCGTCCGTCCAGAAGTTCGCCGTCGTCTCTTGCAGACGAAGCCGGACGTTGGTGCGGATCGTCCCGAGCGTGGTCGCCATCGACTACTCCAGGCCAATTTGTGGCGTGGCGGGCGGTGTATCCCGCTCGACGGTGACGCTGTTGGACAGGGCGCTGACACCCCCTGGGCCGATGGTGTAGACACGCCAGAGGGATTGACCGCCGAAAGCGGGGATCTGCTCGAAGAACGGCTGTCCGGCAATGCCCTGTCGAACCGTGACGCCATCCGGCTCGGGCGCCGGCTTACCGAGGGGATGATCGATGGGCGCCGCGCCGGGCGGCGTCTCGACGCGCACGACGACCGAGGTCACCCGCGGGGTCGTCCCATCGGCCTGAAACGCGCTGTAATCCGCGATGTTCATGACTAGGACAGAAGGATTGAGCATAGTCGGTACCTCAATGAGCGGCGTGGCGAGATCGGTCTCCATTGTAACATGATCAAACGGCCCCGCTAGGCGACCACCCCACGCGCCCGGAGGTCGCCAATCAACGTCCCCAGCACATCGGCCAGCTCATCGAGGGTGGTGGCATTCGCGTCATAGGCGCGGTCCGTCGTCACGTTGGTTTCGGTGTAGGTTTGCGGCGCCGGGAAGGTGAGGCGGGTGGACTCATTCGCTTCGTTGATGGCATACAAGTTCGTCGTCCCGCTCACGTCGTTGGCATAGATCCCGGCGGTGTTCGTGCCCATCGTCCCAGGGGCGGTGCCATCGACCCACACCATCACCGACGTGCCGCTGCCCGGGAAGGCCGACGTGCCGATTCCGTAACGATGATTCGCCAGATCTCCGTAGAGGGAATTGCCCAGGGAGAGTTGATTGCTGCCGTTGGCCGGGAGATCGGCGAGATAACCAATGGCGATGTTGGCACTTCCATCGGTGATCGCCGATCCCGCCTGATAGCCGACGGCCACATTCTGTTCCCCGGAGGTGATGAACAGAAGCGAGCGCCGTCCGATCGCGACATTGCGTTGGCCGGTGCCGCTCGCGGATCCTACGCCAAACGCGGCCTGTCCTACGACGGTATTGCTCTCGCCGGTGGCATACAAGCCGGCGGACGCGCCCACATACACACAGTCACCCGCCGTCGTGTGGGAGAGTCCAGCCTGAAGACCAATCATGACATTATTCGTGCCACTCGTCAGGGCCCCGCCCGCCTGTGTACCGATCCCAATGTTTCCGTTCCCGGTGGCCCCGGTGCCTCCGGCGTCCGATCCAATAAACACACAATGCGACAACGTCGATCCATACGCCGCACCCGCCCACGCCCCGATCATGACGTTCGAGGATCCGGTCGTAATCCCCGCTCCGGCCTCGGCGCCCACGTAGACCGAAAACCCGCCGCTCGTAACTTGATACCCCGCCTTTAGCCCAATGAAGAGCCCCCGACTCCCCGTGAAGTCCCGCCCCGCGAGCGAGCCGATACACGTATTCGCCTCCCCCGTGGTGAAGGAGCGGCCGGCCTGGGCGCCGATACAGGTATTCCCGTCGCCGGTCGTGTTCGCCTCACCGGCGTTATAGCCGATATACGTATTCGGGCCTTGACTCTCGCTCGTCCCCACAAAGTTCGTGCCGGCCTGGGTGCCGATGAAGGTATGAAAATCCGTGGTAAACAGCGCATCGCCGGCGAAGGTCCCCACCACGGTGACCGCCCCGGCCGTCATGAGACGGCCCGCGTCTACGCCGATGCAGGTCGAGTTATTCGCGGTCGTCAACGCCGCGCCCGCATTCGATCCGATCAGGGTATGCCGGGCGCCGGTCGTCAACGCCGCGCCCGCTCCCGTCCCGAGGAGCAACGATTGACTGGTCGGCTCGGCGAGATACCCCACGCCCTTGAGCGTATCGGCGTCCACCCACACGGCGACCTGATTGGCCGTGGGCGTGCCGCTGACATCAATCCCGCCGCCTCCCGCCTCCGTCCAATCAAGCGTCCCGGTGAAGGGATTGAAGACCCAGGGCATTAGGTCTTGACCACGGCGGTGAGGGTGGATCCGGTATAACTCAGCGTGAGCGTCGCGACGGTCGTCCCGCCCAACCCACCCGTCTTATACACCACCCCGGTGAGATTCGAACCCGTGTAGGACAAACTGATGGCATCGTGGGCCGGGATCTCCAACCCCACCAGATTGGCCAAATGGGCGTTGCTGATGTCCTGCTTGGCGCTGGTCGCCAGCGTGCCCGGATTAATGGAGAGGGTCCCGCCTTCGATGACGGGCTGTTGCATCCGCTCCCAGTCCAGGGTGGCGATGTCCCAGACGCGGTTGAGGACCGTATCGCGCTGGGCCATCGGACTAGACCTGTGACTTTAACTCAAACAGAAATTGCTCAACCGCGGCTTTGACGGCCGCCAACACTGTCGCCTTGGTGCGGAACAGTCCGATCGGGCGCGTGGACAGGGCCTCGATGAGCGACGCCACAAATTCACGCTCGACGCGCAAGCCAGGTTCCCACGCCTTGATGGACTCGACCACCTGTCCGTCCCGGCGGGTCACGACCTGGATGAGATAATCGGAGGGCATCAGGCGGGGGCCGCCACCCCGGTCAGTTTCTGATACCCTTCCCACACCAGCGAGCCGGCTAGGCCCGCCGCACTGACGTTCATGACGAGATTCTTCCCTTCGGTCAACGGACGCCCCTCCGGTCCAAAATCCAGCTCATGTCGGCTGTTGGCGCCGGGCGAGGCGGAGATCCCCCCCAACAGAATCGGCGTGCCGGCCGAGTCCTCAAAGGAGATCGATTGCGCGGCGTCGGTGGTGATGACCATATAAATCCGCTGGACATAAATGGTATGATTCGCCTTGGCCGTCACGAGCGTCGTGTCGCCCGTGGTGGTCAGTACCGTTAAGGTACCACTGATGTCCTCGTAAATCGTGCGGTGACGATCGTAGGCGTACGACATGATCAGGGCCTCATGATGGGTGATGCAAGGCGCGCAGGGACGGAGCCATCCCCTTCAGGGACGTCCCCCGCGCCGCTGCCCGCTGGAAGGTGGACGTGCCGTATTTCTTGCGGCCGATCGACGCCGCCAACGCACCGGGGTTCCGAACATCCCCACGGGCGGCCAATTGTCCTTTGAGTTTCTCGAATCCCACGTAGGCCATCGGTTACTCCTCCCCCACAAACCGATCGTACACATCCAACCACGACTCGGGCAGTCGATGCTGCTGACTCCGTTGGGTGAGTGCGTCACGAATCAGCGCCATCGCGGTCAGTCCGATCGGCACGTCTTTCTGGAGGGTCTGGGTATCATCCCACAACACCATCCCGGAGGCTGCATCGACCCGCATCTGCCACTGCCGTTGCTCCGCTTCGGTAAAGAGGAGATCCCGTCGAAGCCGTCGAACCAATCGGAGCGTCGCGCTGCTCCCCTCCCGAGGCAGCAAGGCCAACAGCACGAGACGCTCCCCAATCGACAACTCCACGAGGGGTACCTCCTCCTCCTCCGCCTCACCGCTCGCGTATTAGGACGGTCGCGCTGTGCTCCATCCGGCCTCGGTGGCGTTGGAGACCCACTTAATACCCGTGGCAATGGTCAACACCGAAGCGGCGTTGGTGGCCGTCGCGAAGCGGTTGCCTGAAAAGATTCCGGTATCGCCCGAGCGATCCACCTTCACATAATCGGTGGGGGCCGTCCCATCTTCCAGGTTGTCGAACACGCAATCCGTGACGTGCAGATTGAGGACGCCCCCACCCGAGGCCAAGCCGAGACCGGCGGTGGTGAGGTTGTGGAACCGACAGGCGTCGATAAAGATCTGCGTGGGGTAGCCATAGGCGGAGTCGTCAAACTGCACGCCGGTGCCCGCCCACGCAAATTCGCAGTCTCGGAACAGGGCATCGCCCACCTGCCCCGTGGCGGTCCCATTGAGCAGGACCGCGGGACCCGTCCCGGAGCCCAACTCAAACTTGCAGCCAAAGGCGCGGAAGCGTGAGACATCGTTCACATTCAGGGCGTAATCGGCCGTGTCATCTCCATCGATCCCAAGATTGATGAGGGTCACGTCATCGACGCCGGTGATCTGCATGCCTTCGGCGCCCGCCGCGGAGGGTTCGATAAAGGCCGCCCCGCGACCTCCGAGCCCGATGAAGGTCAGTTTGGCCACATTGACGGTGACGGTTTCGTCATACGACCCCGGCGCGATGAGAATCACGTCGCCCGGACTGGAGGCCGATTCGGCCGCCTGGATCGTCGCATAGATGTCATTCGTCGAGGAGGATTCGGCGGGATCCACCACCCGCACCGTGCCAAACGTCAGCGGACCCCCGACAGGAAACGCTCCGCCCGCGCCATTGATGTAAAGCTGCCCGTTGACATACCCAATCCCCGCCGCGTTGGGCAGGTTGCGGACGTCGCCGACGGATGAAAACTTGTGAAGAAAGCGAGTCGCCATGATGAGGTCCTTTCTGAGCGAAGACGGGGAGCCTCAACCCCCCGTCCTCGGATGATGCCACTTACGCCCCGACGAGGAGAAAGCCGTCCGGTCCGTCTCCTGAGGTCGAGGGGGTCGTGCCGTTGAAGCCCGCGAGAGTCGTGTACGACCCATGCACCAGCCCGGCCGAGAAGGGCAACCCATTCGGGTAGAACAGCACCACCTCATCGCCGGACTCGAACAGCCCAAGCGAGAAGGCGGCGTCGGCCGCCGTCGAATCATCGGTCGCATCATTGAAGGCGTTGTAGAAGGCATCCGTGCCGGTCGCCTGTTTCTTGGCGTACACGGCATAGATCTGAATCGCGCCATCGAGCGGATTGGTATCGGCGGTCAGGTTGGCGAAGTCGATCTTCTGCAACTGTACCCCTGGCTTGTGGCCGGCCATCCAGGTGATGAACGCGCGAAACGCCGCCTGGGCAAACGGGTTCGCGTTGCGCAGCGAGATTTCGGTCCGCTGCTTGGTGAGGACGAGATCTTCGACAGACAGTGACGCCATGATGTTAAACTCCTGCGAACGCCTGCACGTCTGACGGCGTCTCAGCCGCCCCTGCAGGGGTCGCGTCCGGCATGGACGATGCCGACGTCGCGGGGGCCGGCGCCGCGATGGTCGGCCGGGAACGTTCCCCGGTGAGATATTGCTTCAAACGCCACGCTTCTCCGCTGGCGTGCCAGAGGTCCTCACGGACGGACTGATTCAACTTCGTTCGTGCCGCCGCGTCCGCTTCATCGATGAGGCGCGTGTATTTCGTGACGCCTCCGTTGAGGAAGGCGATCTTCAAATCATCCGTGGTCATGGGTCGACCGTTAATCGCCCAGGTATCTCGGGCGGCCAGCTCCTGACACAAATAGAGCAGGAGTCCCTCGGTCAACCCCTCCGTGGACGCAAACCAGGTAACGGACAGCAGATGATGGGCACGGAGGAGCGCACTATCCGCGTCGAGGTCGATCGGAAGCGTCGAGGGAACGTCGGCGGTGAGGGTCCGACGCCGCGCCAACAGATACACCGGACGGATCCGACTTGGGAGAACGACCAGATCGGGATCGAAGGCCGCCAGCCCACGCAGCCACCACGCCGACGGCGCCGGGAGGTGGAAGGGATTACGATCCGGGATATAGGAACGGTGTCCGTCAATCTGCGGCATGAAGAATATCCGCCATCATGTCCAATGCGGTTTCCCGCGCATCGAAATCCGTCGCGGCGCCGACGTCAATGACGGCCACGGCCTGCGCGTAGGGGGCCAGCTTGCTGCGATCGATCACTTCCGGTTTCGTGGATTGCTGTAGGGGCGTGCAGGGCCACTTTTTGTCTCCCTTGATCCCAAAGAGACTCACGAAATGACTCGGATTGTTCGGATGCTGGCTGCCCATCTGCTTGTTCTGCAGAATAGCGGCCAACGCCACGTCGCGGGGACAATTCGCCGTCTCGCCCGGGGGGAGGGTGTAATCAATCCCATCCCATTTACAGGATCGCGTCTCCGGCGTGCGATTGACGAGTGTAACGGTATCGGCAAACAAGCCCATCAAAAACCTCCCACCCACACGACAACGGGGGCCCGGGGCGGGAGTCCCGCCCCAGGCATTCTCGTCTTACTCCCCACGAACGATCACGAGCGTCTGTCCCGTCAGGCCATCCAACCGGGCGGCCTTGCCGGGATTGCGGACGAACAGGTTGTAGCGCTTGACATACCAAGCTTCCCAAGCGTGTTTGGCGTTGGTGCCCGTCCCGTCGCGGACCAAAATCTCGCCACTGGTGCCCGCCACCCAAGAGCCCTTGTCACTGGTGTAGCGCACGCAGTCACACCCGGCGCGATCCACGAGGAACATGGTCGCGAAGGGGGCGGTGCGCAGCGCTTTGACGGCCACCGATCCCATCGTCACGTCTCCCTGTTTGAAGGCTTTGGTGCCGCCATCGGGATTCATGCGGGCCGGTTCGTCGGCATACCGCCGATCGGCTTCCGTGAGGGTGAGATAGACGCGACGCACGGAGTGATGACACCAGATGTCGCTGATCTCCCCGCCAAGCTTCTGATTGACGATGTCACTCACCCGCTGCAGGAGATCGAACGACAACGCCCTAGTGGAGGCGGAGACGTACGAGGCGTAGTTGGGGTAGGTCGTACGACTCACCCCATAGTAGTTCGCCCGATACGTGCCGTCGTCGAACAGCGCCGTCAAGCCCCACGGGGCCTTCTCGTACGCGGTGTCCTGCACGTCGGTCACCGACCCGTTGGCCGCCTGGACGATGTAATCGTTTTCCGTCCAGGACGGATCGGCCGAGACGGTGATGTTGGATCCGTCCGCGTTGACGGCCGTCACCTGCGGGGTGTTCGCGCGAATCGCCCCGTTGGCCGGGTTGATCGCCGCCAGATACATCCCCTTCTTGATGAACCGGTTACCAAAATCGTTGCCGGTCACCCCTCCCGGGGCATCCAGTTCCAGCGTGGTACCCGAGGAGCCACTGTCGAGCAGCGCGAAGACGCCCCGTCCGTCGGTGCCCAGGTAGAACTCCTCGCGATACGCGATGTCGTCGATGAGCCGCTCCATGTTCTCGGTCCGGGTCGAGCGATACGCGCCCTCCCGCGACTGGGTGTCCTTGAGCTGCTCGTCGGTCGTCCGCCAGCGCGCCGCGATCTTCCGCTGCGTGATGAAGCCCGTCACGTACTTCTGATTGTCCGCCACCGGGAGGGCCGAATCCTCGCCGACGGCCATCGGCGACTGATTCCGCTCGATGTGCGCCGACCACTCCAGCCCCCGTCCGCCATTCCACGGCGAATCCTTGACCTTGAAGGCGTCCTTGAGGGGGAACTTGTTCAAGACCCCTTCGGCAATGCGGTCCTCGTAAACCGTTTTGAGCAGGCCGTCTTCGACGGCCGTGTTCGATCCAGGTCCAGCCATGCGCTACTCCTACGCCCTCCCTACCAACGGCCCGCCGGTTCGGTCTCGGGCATGGCGCCATGTTCTTTCAAATACGCGATGGCGTCATCCTCGGCGGCTTGGCGGGCTTCGTCGTGGGTCATCTTGGCGTAATCACGTTTGGGTTTTTGGGTCACCACCGGCTGCGATGGGCCACTGCGGGGCACCCGCGCTTGCGCGGGACGGGTGAGCGACGCGGCGGCGCTCCGTCGAATCGGGGTGAGATGATGCTCGGTATACCGCTGGAGAAACTCATCAATGAGGGTGGGATCCTCCGCTTCGTACCGTCGGCGAAACCCGTCGAGATCGGGCTGAACCCGCGCCCACCGTCGAAACATGTCGTGAATGTCTTCCGCCATCTCGGGGTTCATGGTCTCCAACCCGAGCAGGTCTTGCACCCGCTGGGTGACCTGATGGAGCGTCCGATCGCGGAGGCGGTCCCATTGATACGTCGTCGCCGCGTCATACTCCCCGGCGCGCTCCGCGAGGGCCGTAAGGCGATCCATCAGCTCAGGCGTCAACCCACGCAAATGGGCAAACCGGGGAAGGGCGAAAAACGCCTCCGCGTAGCGATCCTGGTCCTCCTGATCCGGAGTCTTCGGAGTCGCCCCCACCAACGCCGCGAGCCGCTGGCGTTCCTGGGCGAGTTCGGTCTGGAGGCGCGTGTACTCGGTCGCGAGCCGATTCGTGGCCGCCTCGGCCGCCCGATATTTGTCTGGGGGGACCCAATCGTCCCGCCGTTCGGGATAACTGAACGAGGGTGGGGCCGTGGACGGCGTGGCGTCGGGCTCGGGACTGGGCGTGGGCGTCGGATCGGCGGAGGGAACAGGATCGGCAACGGGCACGTCAGACATACAGACACCTCACCAGAAAACACGCAGTGGTACGGAATTTGCGGCTGTCACACACCGGAGACAGTGTCACATATCGGGAGCGGACCTGTCAAATTCATCGCCGGCGTTAAGGGGTTCGGGATCTCGTCGATGCCCGGGGTGCTCGTCGATGCCCGGGGTGAAGGAGTCGGGCCCGGTCGGTGCTGGGCCACGCCTACACCCCCTGCGGGGGCTGTGGAGTATTCCCGACCGGGGCGGAGTTCTGATTCGAGTTGCGGAGCGCCCGCGCGGCGCCCGCGGGGGCGGCGCCCGCCGGAGGCGGAGCGGTCCCCGGAGGAGGAGAACCACCGGGGGGAGGTGCCCCGGCGCCTGCGACTCCCCTCGGCAACTGCCCCGCCGCTTGCTGGCTCAGCGCCAAGTCGATTTCCAGAAGATGAGCCGTGATCAGGCCTTCGAGCGCGGGCGATTGGCGGAACCACTCTTGCATCCGATCGCTGTTCGCCCATTTCAGGCACTCCGCCTTGTGAATGGCGGGATCATACCAAGGACGCCACCGCAGAGGATAGGTCGGCAGATCGGTGGGCGGTATCCCGGGCGGAACGAGCGCGGGGCCGTTCTGCTCCAACCAGGTCTCGAATGCCTGCTGCTTATTGAGCGCCGCCTGCACATGATGATCGAGGCCAGGCACGAGACTGGTGAGGCCTAATTCGGTGAGGATCGCGTACTGCGTCTCCGGATTCGCCGCATCAAACATGCGCAATTGGTGGGCATGTTCGATCGCCGCGCGCCGCCCGAGGGCCGTCTTCGGGGTATGCGTGCCGTCTTCGATGACGAGATGAACCTCCCCTTGAAGATCCGCTCGCTGAAATTCTCGAAAGATATATCCACGCGCCGGGGTGAGGACGGCCTGCGTCCGCTCATCCGGGCCGTAACTTCGTTCCAACTCCAGCGCAAAGTGCGCCCAGTCCCGATGGGCGAGTCCCCGGGCCTGAAACGCGCTGGCGAAGACCGATTGCGCGCGTTCGACCAGCAATTGCAGGGCACTGAACGCCTCGGTGCCCGCGGGTTTGACGCCTTTGAGGATATCGAGCGTTCCAGCGGCGGCTTCGATTTCGGTCAACAGCCGTTCCCGCCAGGCGATGAGCGACTGATCGATGGGAATGCCGGCTTCGCGGGTGGGTTTGGCCGTCCCGCCCGCCGCAAGCGCATTCCATTCGAGAATCAACCCTGGCAAGCCGGGTGAATCGCCGAGCCAAGCGACTTCCGCCCCTTTGGGGAGCATCCAAACGGGATTCGTCGTGCGGGTGGCGTGCATTTCGATGAGCGAGTCGAGGCGATTGACCTGATCGATGCGTCCAATCACGGGATCGAGCGCGCCGGTCCCCAACACGCGGCCTCCGACGTGTTCGTAGGCCGCATGAGTGAAGGTGAAGAGCGGCTGATCGGCCTGGGTGCGGTAGGGAAGCGGTCCGGGGAGCCCTTCACTCTCCACATGCAACACGAGGGGACTGGATTCGCCGGCAAAGCGGGCCACCAACCCGTCGGGGTACTCATGACACGGCCGATACCACAACTCATACTCCGCCACGCCCTCGGTGTGGTTGTCTCCGCCGGGGATGGTGGACCATCCGCGATGGAGGCCCCCGAGTTCACTGTGAAAGGGGAGGGATTTGAAAATAGTGAGACTCCGATCGGTCGGCGCATGCGCCCAGGCGATGCGATCCACATACGTACGGAGCTCTGGATGATTCTCGTAGTACGCCTTGTCTCGCCACCGCATGCGAATGAGATAGGGGACATCCGCCCAGCGGGCGTGATGGAGGGGGAAGGCGAGTTCGAGCGGCGAGAGGGGCGTGGTGACCGCGCGACTCTGCGGTTGGGCCTCGACGCGATCGGTCGGCGCGAAGGCGGAACCTCCACAGGTGGGACACACGCCTTTCCTCTCCGCAATCTGCGAGGATAACAGCTCCGTGCCACAGGTGAGACAGCGTTCGTAGGGGATATGCAGCACCCCATATTTCGGATCGTGATCTAACCACGAGTGCAAAAAGGCGTTCCCGGTGATGATGAACCAGAAATCAAACTCGTTGAGGACTTGCGGAAGATCATGAACATCGCGGAGGATGGGGATCAAATCATCCACCAACCCGGCCATGACCACGTTGCGAGGATCTCGCCCATTCGGACGCGCGTTGATCCCGATGTTGATCCCAGCGAACATGGATCGAATGGTGCGTTCAATCTCCGCCGGTTTGGTACTGATGGGTTTCGGGACGCCCCGAGCGAGTTTCGTATCCCGCCACTCCCCCGGATGCGAGGCGTAGGTCAACCACTGCCGGCCGAGACGATAGTAGAGATTGCGAAGCCAGATGCGTTCGTAGATCTGCCGGCCGTCGAAGGCTTCTTTCTTACACCGTTCGTATTTGGTGAGGAGTTTCTGATCATCATCGAGCGTCGACGCCGTCGCGCCGGCCGACGCGAGGGCCGGTGCCAACCCGCCGAGGGCGTCACGGAACGGGATCATACAGAACTGGCCCCACTCGGCTCTTCCAGATCCGCGAAGATATCCGAGAGGGGCTGCGACGGCGTGGGCCGGAGTTGTGGGACCGGGATCGGAAGTTTGGTGAGGCTTTGTAGGAGATAGGTCCGCTCGACTTCGAGTTGATTGACCCGCACGCGCAGAAACTCCGCATGGGTCGCGACCAATTTCACGGTGGCCTCCGCCGATTCTCGCTTCGCGCGTTCAACGGCCAGGTCCATCAGAAGTGCCGATCGTCGAATCCACATCACGTGCCCTCCTCCAGGCGTGCAGACGCACCACCCCGCCCCTTCACCATAACGCGAACGGGGGAGGGCCTGCAACCCCCGCCACACGCGGCCCCCAACGCCTTCAACGCGTCGTCGACATCGTAGACGACGTGCGCTTCCCCGCGCCAACGATCGAAAAAGTCCCGCTGGTGATCCCTCAATCGTGTTTGCGCGCGGCTCCCCGTGCGGCGCTTGATCTCCAGAAGCAGCGTGCGACCGCGAAATCCCACCACCAAGTCGGGAAATCCACGGCCCACCGACGCCGCGTCGTACACGCTGGCGCCGACCCGCCTCAGCGCCGCCACAATCTCCGTGTGCCCGCGATCTCTCCGCGTGCGAGTCCAGTGCGTCATGCGCGCGTGGGCCGCCTCGCCCCCGAGACCCCGTCGTCCGCGCCGCCTCCCACCCCTATCCCCGCTGCTCCTCCGCGTCGAGCGGTCCCCACATCTCCGTATACGGCCACCCCGTCGTGAAGGGACGCATCACCGATTCCTCCCGCTGGGCCTCATAGGCCCGCATCCGTTCAATGTCGGCCCGATCCTTGGCCGAGAGCCGCTGGAGATCCCGTCCCGTCGGGGCCTCAACGGGGGTGGGCAGGGTGGGATAGGTCATGACGACATACCGCACGCCGTCGGGGAGATCATCATCCCGTTTGACCACCAACTCTCGATCCCGGAGACTCCCATCCGCGGCCGTCGTCTCCGCATAGCGATAGGTGGAGAGCTGACGAATCGTCCGTTCCGCGTTCTGTCCATCCCCGCCGGCATTCGCGCCGACGAACCAGAGCCGCTTGGCGGCTAACCAGCTATGCACGCGGAGAATCCCGGCCTTTTGATCGTTGTTCGCGGGCGCGACCAGGAGGCCGTGTTGCGCAAACTCCAACCGCAAGGCGGCTTCGTTTTTGTTGGCCGCGTAGGAGACGTGCGTGAAGGGGGCCGCCAACCGGGTGATGGCGGCCAAGTTGACCGTGGGCGCCACCCCACGGGCCAGATAGTCGCGAAAGACGACCAATCCCTGCTCGGTGGCGACGATAAACACGGCGGCAAAGGGGTGATCGACGCCGCTATCGAGTCCGACATGGAGCGGTCGATCACGCGAGACCTGCGGCCACTCCGGCAGGACGGCCCGCACGGCCTCGGCGCTGTGCAAGGTTTGGGCCGCGATCAGCTCTCCATACACCGCGCCCGTCAAGGTCACGAAATCCGCCTCGTATTCCTGTCGAAAGAGCCCATCGGGCATGGTCGAGCGGCGATAGGCAATCTCGGTCGCGGGCATCCCAGCCCCTTCGATCGATTTGGCCCGGGCCGCCCAGAAGCCAGGCGTCGGCGTGACCATCGCGGGCACCCAAAAGCGGTGATACACCCAATCATACCCGGCGGGCGTGGTCGTGAGATAACACACCCCATCCTGCCGCGCGAGCTGCGGAGAGAGCACGTCCCAGGCGCGTTCGGTCATCAGGGCGGCCTCATCGAGCCAGGCCCAGTGACTGGTGGGGCCGCGCCCGCGTTCGGGATCATCGAGCGAACGAAATTTGATGAGATGATCGTTGATGAGGCGCAATTCCTGATGCTCGTCGGACCAGTGAGCGACCCAGTCGGGCGGAATCAGGCGCAACAAGGTGGGCATGGTGGAGTCGTTGAGATATTTATAGGTCGGACCGCAGACCCATCCCACCCCCCGAGCACGCTGCAATTCCTCCCGCACCAGATGCGCCGCCGTCCACGTCTTCCCAAATTGCCGGCCGCAGATGAGCGCCAGATGTCGATAGGCCCGTTTGGGCTCGGGCCAGCCACAGACGAGCCCCGTGTCAAAGCGATGACCACAGCTCGCCAGGCCCTGCTCGTAGCGGACCGGGGCCACCTGCCGACAATGGGGACAGCGGCGAAGCCGCGCCGCCTCCCAAAACGCCGTCGCGTAGACGTTGGCGATGAAGGGCTTGTCGAGATCGGCGCCGCAGGCGGGGGGGAGCCGACGGGCCATTAGTGGGGGGAACGGATCGACACGCGGTCGAGGACCGCCCGCAGGCGACGCGACACGGACGGCCGACGGACCGCAGGCGTCGCCGGTCGCTGATCCCGATGCGTGACGGGAATCTGCGGCATCCACCGTTGGCAGTCCTGGACCAGGTGCACGCTCCGGTGCTGTCCCTCGTCACAGCCCACGGCCACCGACTGTCCACGATGCAGGGCGTCGGCGATCCGGGTGCGTACCCGCGCCGCCGCTCGATGGGACAGATCGGGGGACAGCGCGCGCACATCCACGACGACATCAGCCGCCGGGGGCGGTCCGTGACGATAGCCAAAACTGATCAGCCGCGGCGGCATGACTACTCGGTCTCCGGATCCCACGCGGTCATGATTCCCCCCATCACGCCGTCGCGCAGTGGGGGCGTGCGCCCGTCCGGCCAGATGAGATTGACCTGGATCGCCGTCATCGGGGGCGGACCGGCCGCGCCCGCCTCCCGGAAGACATGCTTCAAGGTGGTCAACGTGACGTCGGCTTTGACGCGCTCGTCGGTGGAGTCCATGAGGGCCTCCAGATTGCGCACCACCTTCGGCTTGATGATGCCCTCCAACCGATCTTCCGGCTCATCGACCGTCTGCGGCGCAATGACCTGCGTGCGCACGGCGTGATAAAACTGCTGTTTGCACGAGGCCGCCGATTTGTATCCCACCTGCGCGGCAATCTCCTCCCACGTCAAGCCTTGGGCTCGAAGCGCCAGCATCTGCAAGGCTTTCTCGCGGAGAGCGGGAGTGATGCGACTGGCGGATTTCAGGGGCGCCAGCGCGATCGTCTCAGATCCACCAGCGGGGGGCGTCCGATCCTCCGGGTGAGGCATCGGTGAGGGCGCGGGCTGCCCACTCGTCGCCCCCGTCTTCCGTGCGTGGACCGTGGACGGCTTGGAGGAGCCATCGGAAGGTAAGCGTGTCAACGGGCGTGCCAAATCCCCCTCGCTCTCGGGCTAGTTCCATCATATACCGAAAGGCGTGGTATTCGCGCATCCAGTCCGCCCGCGATTCGCCCGCGTCCTGAACGCAGCGCACCGTCATCACGATCTGCATGACTCTCCCACGTCTGCAAGAAGTATACCATCCTGAATTGAATGACGGTACTCCTCCAGGCCGCCTCGCCTCTAAAAAAAAAAATCGCGAGGGGACCCCCACCCCGGCTTCGGGTCCACCCTCGGCGCGGGGTCCCCCCGGGGTGTGAGGATGAGACGGGCCGTGCTCCACGTCGGTCGTCGAGTGCGCGCCTCGCCGATGTTCCTCATCCGGCGAGAGCG